CTGTCAGATGGTTGGTGGGTGAGAACCACCTTGACTTTATCTACAGGAATTACAGCCTCTCCAACAGGAGGTACAAACTCAACCAATACACCAAGCGCAACGTATGGAAAACGGACAGAAGACGAATTTATTCTGTAAATGCCAAAAACAACATATGGTGTAGACTGTGGAAGTGGTGAAGTTTGGGTGTATTTAGCATGTATATAGGAATGAAAATATTGTAAAATAATAAAAAGAAAAGAAGCTAAGAAAATATACATGAGAGAATATATGAGATCTTATTCTTCTGAACAGAGAAAAGATACAGTTTCTTATCAAAGGGGGAGTTATGTGTCCAAATACGATAAATTAAAAACCACATGACTTTAAATGGCAGATAAACTTATTCCGTGTATTATTTTGATTGCTGATAATTGTATAGAAGCAAAAAAACAATCATCTAATGGCGATATACTTATTAAAATTTTCGAATTAAAAGATTATGCCGAAGCATATAAATGGATAAATAATTGATTGGGTCTTAAGGATTAGAATCAATTTCTGTTAATAATTTCTATCAGTTAATAAATGAGTGAGAAATTTATAAACTTTTTAAATTTACTGGTCCAAACAGACCAATTAACGAGTGAGACTACAAATAATTTGATTGGTGTGAATTATCCAGGATACAATTTTGGAAAATCAAAAGTATTATTAAGACCTTTGTGCAAACACGAAATGGAAAGTATTAACAGCTCCAGCCTAAAAAATGCTCTGTCTTTAATGAACTTGATTTTTCCTAAATTGTACGTTAATAAACTTACATTAGATAATTATTATTCATCTATTAGAAGAGTTATTTTTAATAGATGGCCAAATGATAATCAAGGTAAAAATTCTGAAGAATATATTAGTTCTAAAAAACTACTTGCACTTGATTGGGAATCAAAAAAATCAATTATTCAAGAAGCCAAAGATAAAGTAAATAATAAAACTGAAAACGTACAAGATATAGAATTATCAACTATTACTACTCTAATTAAAAAATTAGTGAGTTCTGATAAACCAATTAAACGTGCATTTGCACTAATCCTTGCATCTGGATGTAGACCCTATGAATTATTCTATCTCAGTAAATTTAAAGATGCTGGTGATAATTGGATCACTCAAGATAAACTAGCCAAAAAAGGTGGAAAAACTGTTGGAGTTTTAAAACCTTTAGTTGAACTTAGTCCGTCTAGATTTATTGAAGAAGTTGATAGACTTAGAGCTGATATGGAATCAATGTATGGGTCAGTTATTAACGATAGTGGTCAATTGATTTCTAAGTTATCAACAGAAGGTAATATAATAGCTAAACAAGAGTTAGGGGATTTATCTGGAGCTACTTTTTACTCAGCAAAATCACTTTATGGAATTGCAAGTTATGAAATTTATGGAAAAGTTCCTAATATTCTAGGAAAAAAATTCTCATCTGGAAGATGGGGCCAATATGTATTTGGACATGATAATTTATTGGGGAATTATAGCCACTGGAGTATTAAGTAATCATTACTCAGTCTAATTAATCAATTTATAATACACGTCTTTTTTAAAAATGCATTTTTTCTATCCATATGCTGGAAACAAAAGATCAGAAACAGACACATTGATTAAATTGTTAGGTATTAGTAAAGATGAACGGTTGAGTATTGTTGAACCATTTTGCGGAACATCTGCAATGTCGTATGCTATTTATAAACAATTTCCTGGATATGATTTAAATTTCTATTTAAATGATATTGATGAAGAATTGATTGCCGTCTATAACCTATTTAAAACAGTAGATGCCAAAGTTATTGAAATCAAATTAATGAATTGATTAATCAAGTTACTGACAAAGAAAGTTATAGAGAACTTTATAAAAAATATACAGAAACTAAAGATATTTATAAATATCTTTATTTTAAGAAATATGGATATAGGGGTGTTATGAATTCATATAATATAGATTTGAGGGGGACTAAAGGAAAATCAATTTATAAATTAACTTGTAAACAACTTGATTTTATAAAATTTATAAGACTTCCAAATGTCCATATTACAAACGAAAATTGGTCTGTAGTTTTTGACTCTTTTAAAGGTAGTAGAGAGTCAATAATTTTTTTTGATCCTCCTTATCTAATGAGTTGTAATGATTATTATCCAGTATCAAATGGATGTGTTAATGTTGGAAATAGTGTAAATGTATATCAATATTTTTGGAAAAATAAATTATCTTCTTTTAAACCCGATATTTATTTTATGTTAGAGTCTAATTGGATAATCAATTTACTATTTGAAAATTTTATCATTCACGAATATCCTAAAATGTATAATGCAACAAAGAAAATGACAACTCATGTTATTATAAGCAATACGTAATTAGTAAGTAATCATAAAGTAATCTACATCTACCTTCTTTGATAAAATCATCTTGAACAAAAAAACCATTTTTTTGGTATTTATTAAAATAATCACAAGCTTCACGAATATCCTCAAATGGAAGATTACGCATTGATAAAAATTCATTAAAATCCATTTTCTTATTACTTATAAGATGCTTGTAAAATTGAATCCAGTATTTTTTATGTTCATTTTTTTGAATTTTATCTCTTAATAATTCTTTATACATTTATTCTATTCAATAAAAAAAACACGCTTTTACACCAGTATATTTATCTAAAACAAAATTTATAAAATACACATTCACGAACTTCTGGAATATGACTTCTTTGAGATACGGAAATATATCTATTAATCAATGTTTCATATTCTTTAATTTCAAATTCTTGTCTTTCTAGGTCAGTAATAAGACTACTAAAAGAATACTGCAAATCAATATAATCATCCATTGATTGTTGATGTTTAGCCTGGAGATATGGAAAATTAAATGAACTACTTATTTTTTGATTAATTGTAATAAAAAAAGCAAAAATTGCTCCAGTTATTGTTACACTTATGTTTGTTTGACCGACGACTGTCATTATAGTCATAGTCAATGCAAGTCCTGCACTTAAAATCAATCCCAAAATATTTAAAGAGTTATTCCAATGTTCACAACTTTGAGATGTTTTTGTATGATATTTCATCTTATCTTTACATGCATCAACGTGTTCATTTATAGAATCAATAACACTCGAAAGATTTTGTGTACTCAACATTTATTTACTTGTTAACAATATTCTTTTATTTCAAAAAAATCGTTTTCAAAATCAGTTTCTACAAGAATCAATTTATAAAGTTCTTCTGGACTAATTCTTGGAAGTTCTTTTACTCTCACAGCTAATACTGGACTCGTTGATACAACAAAATCTGTCCAATTATTTGGAACAGTTTCGCATGTATAACAGTTTCTTATTCCTAATTTTTCAACTCCTCTGGTTGATACTATTTGAACTTGAGAACCTAATTTTTTAGAATCTAGTATAACTTGAAATGATTTTATAAATGTCAAAACATTTACGTTTGCATTTCCTTGATAATATATATAAACTCCAATTTCTTTATATGGACTAATATATACTTCCCTCATCAACTCAATTATTTCTTCTTCAGTAGGGATTTTAGTAACTTTGTCCTCAGTCAACAGCTCAGGAGATGGAGGAGGTGCAGGAGCTTCTTTTACTTTTCTTGTGTACTTTCTTTTTGGTTTTGGTTTTGGTAACTCAATAAGAACATCATCTTGTTCTTCTTCAATTATTTGTTTTTTCTTAACAGCCATTCTTTTGATCTTTATTTATTTTTTCTTTTTAAGACCTTGAACGAGAACAAAGTCGCGAAGCTTTTTAAATAGATAGATAATATTCTATTATATATGCTGGAATTAATATAGGCCATAAATTAGCACCTCCATAATAAATTATTAATTGACTTGCTAAATTAACAGATTTTGGCAATATTACTAAAAATGTAATTGCTGAGATTATTTCATAAATAACTACTGATAACTTTAAACCACATACTCTTGTTGTTTCTTCTTCCATTTTTTGATATCTTATCCTATTATAGGTTAAGGGTTTTAATTTTTAGGTTTTTTATAAATCTAAGATGATAAAGTGACACTTACACTTCCATTTGTACTATCAAGGGTGAGAATATTCCAGTAGAAGTGAGTGACTACAACTTCGTAATCAGCAGCCGTGAGAGAAGGGTAGTTGACAACCAATTGAGGATAGTTCAATTGAGTAAAGGAACAAGCACCTGAGTTACTTACCCAGTTTTGGGGTTCCATCCCCCAATCAATCGTAATTCCATCATTATCAGATTTAGTAACAGTAGATCCATTAGTAGTACAAACCAATGTATTAGCACCAAATTTATGTTTTTCCCATTCACCAACCAATTTAGTCATGGTAGAAATCAACTCAGTTCCTCCAATGCTAAAAGCATAAGAAGTAATAGTAGCCTCAACTCCACCAAGAGCCAATGTAATAGGTTTGATTCGAAAAACAGTTTTAAATACTGGATAATTACAATTGAGTCTCATAGTAGTAGTAGTAGTACTCGTGCATGCAAGTCTCTCAGTGTAACTGTTCCAGCACAACATATTCAATGGTTTAGAAGGATTTTGATTTTTACTACGAAGCATATCATAATATTTATCATCTGGTCTCCAAAGCCACATGTACAAACTAGATGCATCCAAGGTAGTAGTAGGCATCCCAGCTCTAGCCACAGTATTAAACTTGCAAGTAACACTCAATTGTTCATAAAAGTTCAGGTCGAAGTTATTTTTAGTTTGATCAAAGAAAGAACATGGAATATAAGTATACGTAGCCGATGCAGCAGTACTGGTTGCATTTACACCCTCAGTAGCTGCTACAAGGGGAAGTGCCATTCGCCATGCTTGAACTCTTGGAGAACTATTTTTATTTTCCAACCAAGATCTAATAGCTTCTCCAGTCAAAGTATGAATAACTTTGTTATTAGTTTTGATCTGAATATATTCGAAAATATTTAGTCCAACTGGATACGTAACTGCCAAAGATGTGGTAGTAGTAGTAAAAGTCGTTCTGATGTACAAATCTCTCAACAACATAGCCTTATTAATGTTGAAAGTAATTTCTTGCCCATTCATAGCTTGAGCAGCAATAGTTGCTGGGTTATTAGCAGTGATTACTCTGGGTAATTTTGAAAGAATTGGAAAACTTGGTTCGATTTCGTACGAAAGGTCCAAAACTTCAGCTTTTGCCAAGGATGACAGGATCACTGATGATCTATTTGATTCCAGTACAAGGTCAGCCATAGTATATGTATGTTTATTTATACCTTAGAAAATATTTTAGATTTTTAACGCCCCTAGAAAATATTAGAAATTTATTGTTGGCCGTGGTGTTATAAACTTTGAAAAATAGGGGGAATTAATTACTGTGTCCATAATCAACCTTGAAGAAGAGGGAAATATGTACAAGGTTTGAAACTGGTAAAAATGATCCATTCAAGATCCTCATGCTGAATTGAGACGGCAAATGGTGCGCCATTGAGATTGGAATGTCTAAACTCTGTTGGAGAGTTACTGCAGCATTATCTAGAAAAAGTGGTATATATGTATGACCAATATTAGAATCAATTACCTTATCGACATTAAAAATTCTAGGAATATCAAGATACAGAACTTTCTCAGTAAGAGCATTAGCTGCACTTCCCATTTCAATTCTATATCCAGTCAATGTAATAGTTTGAGCAGGAATATCCAAAGTGATTGACATTACTTTTTCGTTTGTTGCACTGAAAAGAGCCAGAGTTCCTGGTAAAAAAGTTGGTTTATCTGACATGGCAGTGAGTGTTTTAAAAGATAGTTAATAAATAAAATTCTAAACTTATCCTTATAAAATTATCCCGCTGCGCTTTGCAATATTGAGTCCCAACATATTACCTCGTTGACCATTATTCATTCCATACCCTTCGCTTGCAGGACTCGGAGATCCAAAATTTACTGAGTGTATCATACTTTTGATGGTGTGATCCCCTCCAACTGAGAACTTAGGAGTCTTCATACTCGCAATAAAAGTTTTAATATAATGATCAGGTTGAGAATCTACCATACAATTTAGTACACAAACAGCTTGATATGGAACTTTTGTTAGTTGATCAAAAATCATAATACCAAGTTTAACATTTTTGGTACTGAGGTATGACTTCGCGAATGCTTCTCTATCGGCATAATTATCAAGATAAAATGCTATAGCTAAGGCAACATTTTTTCTAAGAACAGGTGGAATAGCGGTGAACGACTGAGTCAAGAAAAATTGGGATATTTTACAATGTCTTGCAGCTACAAACATCTTTCTGAGCATAGGACTATTTTTAACTTTTGGGTCAGATATAAGGTCATCATAAAGAATCAAAATTCTTGGCATATCGTCTTCTTTTATTTTAGTCTTCCTTAGTTTAAGAATCAATTCCTCTTGTTGCTCCCAAATATGACGCAATTTTTCCTCATCGAACATTGGAATGATATTTTCTTTTGGAACATAATTAAAAAGATCAGGTTGCAAATAACTAGTCATACTAAATACATATATCTTAGAATACCATTTTCTAATTCTGTATACTAGATCGTTTAATAGAACTGATTTTCCACTATTAGTTTTAGAAGTTATGATACAATTAAAATTTTTAAATTTTTCAAGATCTTTAGCGATATCAAAAGCCTGAAAATTATAACTTTTTGCAAGTCTAAGATTATTTGCATATATAGTTGACTTATTAAGATCAGATTCAAAATCCTTATCCTCGTCAACACTTTTTGATTCTTCTGATTCTTTTGAATAAGTTTCTTCGCTCATTTATTACAGTTAATAATTTAAAATAAGATATATTAACACCATTTCTATCAAAACACATAGCACAACAATCATATTTATCTTGAAAACCCAAAAATTTTTCTTGTATACAAAATTTATTCCTAATAAAATCAGTATCAGATTTATCTAGTTTGAACATAATAGTAATATTAGAGTTATACCTAAATACTAGTGGAATATTAACTAAATGTTCACTTATTATAATTTGAGACACACCTAGGCGTTTAGACGACACAGTTATTTTTTTTACCACATTAGATCTTCTAAGATCAACATTGTCATAGATAATAAGTATACTAGGCAAATCTTTCCAAATCTGTCTAGTTTGTAATAAATCTAACTGCAAGTTATAAATCTGTAATAATTTATTTTCATCTAAACTCGTAAATTTATGTACAATAGAGTAAGAATTTTCTATTCTATTAAGTAAATTATTTATAAATATATTTTTATTTCCTTCTCCTACTACCATACAATTAAAACACTTACTAAATATTTCAAAATTATTTATTTCATCACTCATTTACCAACAGTTAATAATTTAAAGTAGCTTTCTTTGCGGGTTTTACCTTGATTCTAACTCCTTGCATAAAATTATTTCCTACATCTATTAACGAGTTTGGACCTTTAAAGGCACTGACAGAATGAATTTTAGTTTGTTGAATCAAATCATTATTAAATCTTACATTTCCGTAAGTTGTAAATGGTGCACTTCTGTATTCCTCAACTATCTTATCAAATGCTTTATTAGGAGATAACTGAACCTGTTCAGAAGATAAAGATGCTGATCCCCCAACTGAACCTGGAACTTGAGCGGCTTCATCCCCATTTCCCTGAGGGAGAGTAGTAGGATCTACTGGAACTGATTGGTCAGTACCTGCTAACTTATTTGCAAAATCAACCAATGAACTAATAGGAACCATAGCCTGTTTACTCCTAGTTCCTCTCTGTAAATTACGTTTTAGACAAAACATTAGTTGAGTTAACTCATGCATTTCGTCAAGAGTGTCAGACTTTCTTGAGCTAATAAATAGATCATCTCCATAGGTAGATATAATAGTATCACTATTATCTATGATTTCTTGTTTTGAAATCTTGGAAGAATAAATATTTGATTCTAGCTCTTGGTCATACTCAGGGGTAGTATCAGATCCAAGATAAATTTTAATGGGATATAAATGATATTTTGGAGGATGACTCCCTTTTGGTTGATCAGTTGCAAATGGAGAATCAGTAACGCTTCCTAGTGGATCTGTTGGAGATGGTTGGTCTACTAATTCAAAATCAGTAGTTGGAGGAACAGGAGGTTGATCAGTTGCTAGAGAATCATCAGTACCCATTATTTCGAAAATATTAGTTTTTTTGGAAATTTTAAAATCACTTTGTCCTGGAGTAACACTTGGTAATTCTGAATCTCTGCTTTCTCCTGCATCTAGACTTTGTCCTGCATCGCTACTTTGTCCTTCAAATAATAAACTACTCAATTTAGATTGAATTTCCTCTTTACGTGCTACTAATTTATTATATTTTGTTCTAATTTCTTTAGCCTGTTGTTGATTGTATGCACCTGGTTCATTTCTTATAGCATACACATCATCTTTACTATTTTCTATATCAGTAAATACTTGAGCTAGTTCTTTTTCTAAGTCAGTAGATTGACTGGTTGATGGAGTTGATTTATTTAGATACTGTTTTTCTTTTTCAATTTCCATTTTAACACTTTCTACAGTTTCAACGTGTTCTCTACTTTTTAATGTCTCAGTAACAGTTTTTACTTGATTTGCAGGTGGTCTTTTTACAAAAATTACTTCTCCCTCAATATTTATGGCTGTATTTGGGGCCAGTGGTCCACTAGATAATTTAGTTAATTGCTCATCTAAAATTGCTAAGTCTACATCCTTATTGACAGTACTTGTTTGAGGAATAAGTAAATCCTCTTCTACTTCTACTTCTAATTCAAATGGGACTGGAGGTGAAGTAGTTGTTTGTACGCTCTTACTTATTGGGGATGTAATTGGAACTTCTTTTTTAATCTTTTGAACAGGAGACGTGGTAGGTCCAACATCCTTAGAAATTTTAGGATCAGAATCAGGTGTTAATGGACTCTTAATTCCTCCTTGATTTTGATAGTTTTTCTCAGCTACAGGACTAAGTTTATCAGTAATTAAAGCTCCAAATTCAGCTCTTGAAACTGTTTTAATATCTTTTGGTAACAAATTTTCTAACCCATTGCTAGAATAGATTGCCTTAAATTCTGGAGTAATTACTTTGAGATCTTTAGCAATATGAGTTAATTCTCTTTTGATTTTTTCATCTCGAGCTTTTGTTTTGATCTTTCCCTGTACAGATGATGTTTTAAAATCTTTTGAAAAAGATCTATATACATTTGGATCAGTATTTAAATATACAGATCTTAATTGATCATTCAAGTAAGACATTTATAACTGAATTTAAAATAATTACGCTTAATTTACTTATGTTTATCTAGCCTGTACCGGTTAAATCTGCCGGAGCTTGAATACTATTTGTTTGATAGAATCCTTCATCTAAGAAATTAACATCGTTACTCAGGCTGATATCTCCAATACTCGAAACAATATAATTAGTACGATGTTCCATCAATGTTTTCAACGTGTAATTTACTCCTGTGGGACTTGCATCTGCACTAAACCAAACTTCCAAAAAACATGGAGCCATTTCTTTACTGAATACAAGGAGTCCAGAATCAACACTCCTATCTTTCAATTTACTAAAAAAATATGTAAAACATAAATCAGGAATGTATCCACGATGAGTTCCATATAGTGTAAAATTCATCAAGTTATCAATATCTAAAATAACTCTATTGCCTATAGTAAGACGGACGCGATTGATCTGTTTTGTGTTTGCTGATGGATCAGTAAGACTCAAATGCATTGCAAATGCAGGATGTGGATTTCTTAGTAAAATTCTTGCATACGTAGAAGAATCAGAAACAATAACGTCATCTTCTTGAAAAATATTATAACTTCCAACGAGTTGTTTTGTAATATCTGGTTTACTGGTGAGAATATGGTCAGTAATAGAACTAGATGTATTTACATCGTGAAAAAGTCCAAAAAAATCAAAAGATGCGCTGGACAAAGGAGTCCCCATTCCCATCGAATCGAAGTCGCTATTGATTGTAAGTTCAAGTTCCAATTGTTCATAATTTCTGGTGTTAAGAAAACAAGAAACGTTCTCAGAAAAGAAACAAAACAAAGGAGTAATAACAGTCACTGGTCCATCAAGAAAGGCCCCAGATGGTTCTATAGCTGCTGCAATCTTAGTGTATAAAGGTGTATCATTGATCTCAGCTATTCTAGCTTGGGTATATTGGGGAATAACGGTTTGAAGCACTGTTCCTTTCTTAGTTCTTAAAACTATTTTAGAAAATACTCTTGTTCCAAACATGCTTTCTACAGTTGAAGATACGGAATCTGTTGCTAAAGTTGATTTTATGTAAAGTTCGGCCAGATTATCATAAGTTTTCGGAATATCAATCGTGAATACTTTCCCATATATGTTTGGTGTTACCCTATTGACAGTTCCAAAGTTAACAAAAGTCTTGAGTGTATTTTTCATTGGCTTATTTGGAACTGGTTCTACTGATTTTTGGTCAATTGAGCTAATTAAAGCATTTCGAAGCAGAATAAATTTATCCATGTTGTTTGGTTTATTAGTACTTTTATTTTAATTTTTCGTCTCTAAACCTTACCGCCTCATCTAGGGTTTTAAACGTTTTACTAATATTTAACTTAATTAAATATACTTTATATGTGTTACATTTAGTGATTGATATATATTTATGACCAGATGTATTTGTTTTATGTAGTTGAGGAGTCATATCTACATTTAATAACTTAATATTTGTTTTAGAGCTAAATTCTTTGAAGTATAATTTTTCTTGAATTAATCTCCACTCTTTTACTTGTTCAAACCCTAATTCATTAAATGGGAATTGCTTAGATATTCTATTAGATCCTGTACTAATATATCCTCGATAATATTTAATTCCTGTTCTTTTATCCAATCTAATGCTATATCCAGTAGATTCTGTATTTCTATTATTTTCTTGGTTAGTACACCATCTTAAATTTTCTAATTTATTATTACTTCTGTTCCTATCAATATGATCAACATAAGGTTTGTTTTCTGGATTAGGTATAAATGTAATAGCTAATAATCTATGAACCGAGAACATTTTTTTATTTAAACTGCATGTATAATACTCAGATCTAATATACTGGCTTAATTCACTTCCATTTAATTTATTATAAACTATTCCATCTTCAGAGATTTGGTATTTCTTCTCATGCCCTTCTATATCTTTGATCAACGGATCTATACCAAGCATTTTACGTTGATCAAGGATTAAGTTACTTAGAGTATTTTATTTTTTAACCACCTATTCAAAATACGAGTAACTTTTTAAGGTCTTTTACCTACTCCATCAGAATTTAGGTAGTCAGCATAGTATAAACTGTTTCTATTCCAACCATTATGACAGTTTGCACCGTTTGCACTTCCAAATACGCCCATATTCTTGATTGGCTTTGCAGTCTCTTTAAAACCTTTGATAATATGATCTAAATCGCTCGTCTGATTTTCTGAGCCCATTCCTTGATATCCTGAACGAAATCTCATTTTCTCTTGATTCAATTTATCGGCACTCATTAGGTAAGCTGGTTGTTCTGGTCCTTTGAATTTTAAATCTGCATACTTAGGATCTTGGCCAACAATCAAATACTCAGGTTCTCCCATTGTTCTATACCCCTCAATATTACATTCCTTTGATACATCAATAATCTGATCTCCACTTATTCTAAATCCTTGAAGCCCCTGATGTGGCTCCTGAACTGTTCCAACTTCCAACGTAACAGTTTTATTTTTAGTAAGATATGAGGGAGTACTGATATTTTGTTTTTGTTGATTAATGGAAAGTTTGCCTTTGATAATTGGATTTAAATTCATAGGTTTAGATACTCTTAGAGATGGAATTGGTTGAGTTACTTCAGTGAATGAGATCTGATTACTCCCTCGAGTATTCCCCTGATTTGTTACTACAATAGTTTCTAACAATGTGGTCATATTTGTCAATTACTGAGATAATAAATCATGATAAATTTTCTCGCAGTTTATAAAACAATCAATAAATATGGCAGCATTATTAGTACCTGCTGCAATAGTAGATTATCTGGGTTTATTGGGAGCTGGAGTAGCTGAAACTGCAATAGCTGAAGGTGCAAATGCTACTCTTGTTAATGCAGGAGTAGCAGCAGGTCAAGGAGCAATTTTGAATGCAGTAACTAGTGAAATTAATGATATAGCGGTAAGTATAGTTGGACAGGAAAATATTGATAAGGCTAAAAAAACAGTCAATGATATATTTGGAGAAGCAAGTGCAGCATTTAATCAAGATGCCAGTTATTTCTTGAATAAGAATCGTGATGCATATAATAATCGTACTCATAAATCGAGTATTAATTTCAATAATGAAGATGTTAAGTTGCATCAATTAGCCCAGACTCAACCCACTAAACCAAGTCCTTCGTCCCAACCATCCCCAGGTATTACCCCTTCAATATCCGCAAATTTTTCAACAAAGGATGTATCTGATTTTGTTGTTGGATATGCAAATGGAATAGTAGCTCAAAGTGATTCTGGTAAGATTGACAGAAGTCAAGCATTGGCAAGTGCAATAGCACAAAATCCCTCAAAAAATCAAGATCTTGCAAAGTTACTTGGTCCTTTAATGTTTGGTGTAATACCAAGTAATGATTTTTATAAAGGAATCGCAAGTGTTTATAATGGAGTTGGAATGGAAATTGCAAAGAATATAGTTATGAAATATGATCCTGAAAAGAAATTGATTTATTTTGTTCTTACTGACGAATTAGGATCTACATCAGTTATGTATCAAACTACTGGAGTAATTATTCCAGCAATTCATGGATATTTTATGGGGCCAAAAAGTCCAAACAATAATTTGCCTGTAGATTTAGTTGATTTATTTAGTGCTTTCCATGATCAATCTTGGGAAAATGGACCAAACCAAACTGGAGATTATCAATATATATCTAGAATGACTCAAAATTATTACAGAATGGACGATACTGAAAGAAAATATGCTAAAATTGGAATTTTATATTTTTCTACTATGGGGCATTTAGTAACTAGATTAGTTGGAAATGACGGAAGTGTATCAAGTTCTGATCAGGGGGTTAAACCCTCTGACACATCTTCAAATATACAAGGAATAAATCCTCAAGTAAATGTTGGTAAAATTGATTTACATACAGTTCTCAATCCTGGAATAATGGCAAGTCCAGTAGAAAAAGATAATTTTAACAAACAATTTATTGAGGATATCAAAACATCATCGGGTTTACATGGAGTAGTAAGTGGGAATAATTTTAAAAATTCTGCCTTATTAGATATATTTGATTCAATCAGGGTAGAACTTCTTTAAAAAATTAATCAGTTTAAGAAAAGATCTTTGGTGAGTTAAAAATGGTTAAAAAAACTAATGCCATCAAGATCCAGGCCATAATTATGGTAAAGGATGGAGAAGAAAGTATAATAAATACAATGATAAGTTTATCACAAAATGTTGATGTTATAAAAATATTTGATACTGGAAGCACTGACAAAACTATTGAATTAGTGGAAGAGTTTAAAAAGTTAAACCAGACTAAAGTAACACTCAGTCATATTCCATTTGATAATTTTTCTCAGGCTAGAAATTTATGTCTAGAAATGTGCAATAACTCACATTATCAATGGACATTATTTGTAGATGATAGTTATGAACTGAATTGTACATACCCGCTAAGAGATGAACTTAAAAAACTTCCAAGCTCAGTAAATTGTGTAGGAATTAAAATTTTTAGACATAATATAGACTACATTAGTAAAAGATTGACTAGAACTAGTGCAGAATTAAGATATAAAGGACATATTCATGAGGATATAGATTGTGATATAGAATACATTGTAAAAAATTCTTATATTTTTGATAGAGTTTATGATACTCATATGCTAAGAACTCATAATAGATTATTTTCAGATATTAAAATGCTAAGAGGACTGACAGATCCAAGAAGTTTGTTCTTCAGGGCAAATATGACTTTTCAGTTGTACCATCGTGGATTAGCTAATGCTCATGCAGTTTTAAATGCTTGTTATGATCGTATTCTGATAGATAGAAAATATCCAGGTCATCCTGAAGATTCATACGCAATGTCAATGACAGCTGGATTGATGTGTACTATACTTGGATATAAAAAAGAATCAGTTCAGAATTATTTGTTTGCTGCACTAACATGTAAAACAAAATCAGGAGAACCTTTTTTTTATATATTTTTAAATACTGATAATGCATTTTATCTTAATAAGGCATACGAAAATAGATTTCTTGGCTATCATATCATGCCAACTACAAGTAGAGTTTATTCTGCAAGGAATTCCAAAGGAGAAATAGAAAAGGGAGAGATTGAAAAATGTTATGACTCTTATTACCAACCTATTGATCAACGAATTTAATGTCAACGCATTTAAACAATTCAGTAAATAAGTGTTCAAGAACATTTACTGACATAGAATTTCCAATTTGTCTTCTCATTTGAGTATCACTTACTACTTGTTTAAAATCTTTAGGAAATCCCTGTAAAGACAAACATTCCCCTATGGTTGCTTTTCTGTGCATAGGAATACACCATAATGCACAACTAGCTATTATAGTAGAAGAATGACCTGGGTCTACTTTATTTTTATTATTATTTTCTGAATACAGTGATCCGATTGTAACAAACGTACCATTTTTAAATTGATTATATACATTTTTATATGTATTTGAATATTTTTCAATTTGGTTATACTCTGTATTAATAAAGGTGTCAATTGGTTTACATTTAATTTTCTTCGGAATTTCAAATTTCTTTTTTTGACTAATTTTTAATATACCAGTCATAAATAATCTTTCTCTATTTTGTGGAATTCCATAATGTTTAGTATTCATCAAAGAATAATCAATTTCATAATCTTCTAATTCTCCAAGAATTCTTTTTATTTCTTTGAAATATGTTCCATTCTGTACTGTCATAATTCCTCTAACATTTTCTAAAATAAATATAACTGGTTTAGTTTGTTTAATAGTTTTTATACACTGAAAAAATATATTGCCTCTTGGATCTTCTGAACCTAACCTATTACCGGCTGTACTAAATGGTTGGCAAGGAAATCCACAAACATAGACGTCAATATTTGGTAATTTTCTGTCTATAGTCATATCTTCAAATAATACATTAGGAGAGTAATTAGCTTTGATACTTTCTCTAACATATTTATTTATATCAGAAGAAAATATATGTTCATAATCTATTCCTAATTTATTTAGTGCCTGAATAGGTGCTTCTATTCCACTACAATCTGTTCCTATTCGCATTAATTTGATATTTTTAATATTATGGATTATAAATGATTAAATATATCCTCATAATTTTTACCATCATAAATTTAGTTAGTTCTAAAACACCTTTTCCAAGTCGTAAACCTACGCGCTTCCCTTCTAAATTCCCTTCTAAACATCCGACATCCTACCCAAGTAGAAAAATAACTTCTGAGCCTACTGGAACTGGATGGGACTGTTTTGAAACTTGTCCTTTTAGTCATGATAATTTTTGCGACGATATAAGATTAGGTGGTTCAAACTGGTGTTTTGAAAACAGCGATTGCCATGACTGCAAAGGGATCATCTTCCCTACTAAAACTCCAACAAGTCAGTAGATCTTGTGGCTCAATTATCACTGAGCCTATAATTCTTTTAAATTTTCTTTGGTCTAGTTAAAAATGAGTCAAAATTACTATGGATCAACTCATACATTTACATCTAAAACTAATCAAACATCAATTACACTAACTGCAGGTCCAGATGAAACTTTGTTAGTAAATGGGGCTTTTTCTGCTGATGGACTGAGTAACAATAGAGCATTATCAGGATTTTATATTTCAAATCCTGCGGCAACAACTTTTGTGCAAAATGTTTGGAAAAAGTTGTTATCTACTACAACTGTTGATACTAACTCATTTAAATTTACACATACTGATAATAAATTGGTTTATACCGGAACAATTAGTGGAATATTTTTAGTTTCTTTCGCTACTACATTTGTTGGTACGACCGGTGCATCTATATCTATTGGAGTATCAAAAAATGGCGCAGACCCAGATCCATCAGCATTTACTAATGTTACTAATCCTACAATTCCAATAGCAAATACATCAACAACATTCCATGTATCTTTAGCAAGTGGAGATTATATCGAGATATATGGAAGAAATAATACATCTACGACTTCAATTTTGCCTAGTATCTTGTCACTAAGTGTATTAGGGATATTTTAAAATCTATGTATAAATTAAAATGACTAATGTCTATTATGGAGAAACTCACACATTTACATCTAGAAAAGATATATCTACAATCACTTTAAAAGCTGGACCAGGAGAAACCCTAGTAATTGATGGATATACACCAAATACTTCTGCCGCTGCTGGAATCAATACGTCAGTACAATATAATGATAATGGTGCTCTTGGAGGAGCAAGTGACTTTACGTATGATGGAACAAATCTAATAGTTCCTAATGTAAGTGTTAATAATGTTTATGGTGCAACATTAACTAATGATCTTGATTATAATGAAATTTATCGAGGTCTTGGTCCTCAGCAAATGGTCGTTTCACAAACAGGATTTCCTGATTTTGCATTGAATATGGGAACAGATGTATCAATGGCTAGATCAGCTAATTATGTTGGTTTTGCATGTCCAAATGGAGCATTGGCTGAAAATATTCTTGGAGGAATGAGTGTATGGAAAGAATCTGCAGGAACCTTTTCAGAATATATTGATTTAATAAAGTCACTATCATTAACAACATCAGAATGTAAGTTTGGATCTCTTAATGACGATGCTACATTAGCTGCTGTAACAGATTGTAGTGATACTCCAGGATTTATAACTATATGGAAAAGAGTAGGTACTACTTGGTCATACATAGATTATATTGATGGATATGCATGTAGAATATCTGGAGATAATTTAATTGTATACGATAGATTTAGTAATATTGGCGTTT